GCCGCTTTTGTCGCTCGAGATAACGATGCCAGGTATGCGATAAAGCGGGTGCGCAGGGCTGCATCGGTTTCAGCGTTGGCGCCATTTGCAAATGCGTTCGCATTATTGACCGTATCGACATAGGTAATCGCCTGACTCAGCGTTGTAATCATGTTCGGTGCAACGTTTCCTGCCGCGGCTGCAGAAAGTGCCAAAGCTGGCACCGTTACACTCGACGTCCCAGCTGCGATCACATACCCGGCCGGGGTATAGGCCGAGTTTGTCGTATCAACGGTTACAGCGTACTTTTGAGTACCGTCTGCAGTCTGGACAATTGCACCAAACGGAATGATGGCCTGCACTGTCGGCGTGAAACGGCTGAATGTGACCATGCCAGAAGCCGGAACCGCCGGCAGCCGTGTGATGCCAAAATCTGCCATCCAGGTATCTACATCCGAACCGGTAGACGTAGCTGCCCGGGTTGTCGCAAGCAGCTGCACAATCATGCCTTGCATCCACAAGCCGACAGAGGAATTTGCTTCGACAAGAGCGCGAAGCACAGAACCGATTGTGAAGTTGATCAGTTGGGTAGTCCGCGACTGAATGGCCGCAACCTGATCGCTAACCATTTGCGTAAAGGTTTTTGTATTTAATGGCATGCGTAACCTACTGATTAATGTCAAAACTGAGTGAAACTGAATTTTTTGTCAGATTGTCGTTGTACTGAATCCGCGCACTCATGCCACCATAGAAAGGAGTGACGATGATTTTGGGTTCCGGCGAATGACTGACAATAGCCTCTTTGAAAATCTGGCTACGAACAATCCCTCGTACACGTCTAACATCCATCACTTTGCCAATCTCACCCGGCAGTCCGGCGCCGTATGTTGTATGCCAGATGTAATCACCCTGATTAGTCAGTAGTCGTCGCAGTACTCGCTGCTGTCCTTCTAGTGAATCACTGGCCAGCGCCAAGTCGCCCGTTGGCGATACGGACAGATCACCGCCGATGTAGTGACTTAAATCGCTCATGCTGGTGCCCCTGTGTTGCTGCCACCTGCGATCACACCAGTATGAACGTGCGATTTCAGCGACTTACCACTGCCAATCACATCTGTGCTTGCGGTAACGGTGCCCGCTACGTTGAAATTGCCGGTGTGATTCCAAGTTGTGGCGCTAGAAGTAATCGTGCCGTCGCCATTTAACTGAATAGTTGCGCCGTGTCCGTCCGAAAAAATTGCCTGCCCGTTATTCAGCAACTTGAAAATCTGACCATTTTTATGGACAGCCCATAGCTCGCCGGAAGGGACCGATAAAGGCCGCTCGGAGTCGTTCCAAAATCTGCCGATCACAATGCCAGCTGACAAGCCGCCTTCCTGAAACTCAACTTCGCACATATCGCCAGGTGTTGGCGGTGTGAAAAATCCCCATCCGTCACCGATCCAGGCCGATGTGACAGGCAGCCAACCGGTTTCAACATTCTCAGGCTGCAATTTCACTTTCACGCTGTATGTGCCCGGGTCATAACTCGTCACCACGCCGATGCGCGTCCGACCCTGGCCTTGCGGCACCGTTTGTGCCACTTGGCGCATATGATTACGAAATTCGTTCATCATGATTAAGCTGGTTGGTTAGGTGTTTGGTTTTTCGCGGTCAAGTGCATTACAAAGCCCTCTGTAAGCGAATAAGTTCTCGTGACTGATCCGGGGTAGTAGGATTGGTCAAACGCCGATCCAGTCCCCCTTACTTGCACGATAGTTTGCGGGTTCAGCAGCAAATCGCCAGGTAGCTCGGCACGCACATTCATTTCGTGCTTACTGATTTCTTCCAAGATTGCCTGCGCTCTGGCCTGCGCTTGCTGCGGCGCCAGATTCGGAACGTTGTAAATGTACTCTTGCGGCGGATCGCTTGATTTTGCAACGCCCTTTGTGGTCTGGTTGTAGACACGCTTCCTATCTGCCACTTCATTGACCACTTTTTTTGTCTTTTGGTCGAAAGACATCACTCGGACACGTAAATCTTTTGCGATCGATAAATTTCGCGAGAATGTCAGCCGCGGTGCATTACTAAATACAGTATTGATACCGTCATCTGGAAACCAATCGATCACGTAGGGAGCCGAGTTCAACGGTGTTATCGGCTCAAAATAAAGAGTTGACCCAACGACGTAGGCCTGATACCGCTCGATCTGCGCCAGCTTGCAAATGATGTCCCAGTAGGTAGAATTTGATTCAACAAGGGACTTCACGATCTGGTAGTAAGAGCCTGCCGGCGTCGATGTCGGCGTGACGACAGATGATAAACCGCGCTCTTTTGCGATCTTTGTAACTATGTCAGACGCAATCAGAGAACCACTGTTGAAAGTAATCGTGTTTTTGTAGTCGATCAGTTTTGATGTCAGGTCTCGGCCGGCCAGCGTGACCGTCCCCTGATTCGGGTCAAGCTCAATGTCGTCAACATATCCCAGCACCAAACTAGTCAAATCAAGTCGTGTGTAATTGACAGCATCCGCTGGGAACCCGACAAAACATTCAACAAGAAGCTGCTCTTGCATGGACCAATAATCAAACCCCATTCCAGGGGGTTGCGCTGGCAGGGAAAATTCCACGCGGAACGTATCGGCTTGAAAAAAGCTGTTGTTATCGACAGTAAAGCTGATCAACCCAGCCAGCCGCTGACCGTTAATCATAACGAGCGCACGAGGTTGGCAACCATAACTGCCGGCAGCAGGATTATTTATCATGTCGGTATTCCACCGTTATCTGGCGGGCTGTTCGGAATAGTTAATGTCTGCAAAGAACTGATGTTCGTCTCAGTCAGTCCGTTTGCCTGGGCAATCGCAACATATTTCGTCGCGTCCCCGTATGCCTTTGCTGCCACATCAAACAATGTGCCGCCTGCGACGGTCTGTGCGGCAGCTACAGCTGGCGAATTGACTAAATTCAGATTCGTAGTAATCCGGCCCGTCAAAGCTTGAATGTTGTACAGGACGGGTAATTGCGTCGCGGCTGTCACCTGGGTACTCAATTTAGCTGCTTGCTGAGCAATCGGGTTATTCGGCAGGATGCCTCCGAGTGTCGTCACGTTGCTTAGCGTGTTTGATGCACTGCTGATCAGGGATGTAACGCGCTGCTGAACCGCGGCAATCGGTGCCAGAACCGAGTTGATTGTTGACTGCGCCGACTTGGCAAAGTCAGAAACCGATTTGATTGCACTGTCCATGGTTGCTAGCGCGTTACTGAGCGGTGAATCCCCAACTGCGGCGCCGGCAGTGACAGCTGCAGTTGAATCCTCGTTGATAGCATCCGTCATGCTGACCGGCTGAGATGAATAACTCTGCTGAGTCAGATCCTCAATTACGAGCAGCTCAAGCGTGTACGGGATTCTGTAAAACGCTTCGTCTGTATATGTGAACTTCTGAACTACAACGCTATAAAAAAATCCGTGGAACGACAGGAATACGGCTTGCCCTTTGATGCGTAAGCTATCAACCGCCCGCGCCCGCTCGAGTGCATCCTGACCCAAAAACATGCCGGACCATTGGATGGGGTCGTCATCACGGCCCATGGCCTGGACTACCCGGTCGCCACCTGGTAATTTGTGAGTTACCAAGCTTTGAGCCCCTCCAAGCGTAATACGCTCCGGTATTTCAAAACCTTGAAACGTAATACTGTCGAGTTGCAATGTTGTATCCATATATCACCCTCCGTTCATTGCATTACTCAGCCAGCGAGGATTAAAGCTACCGTCAAACTGGGTTGCTCCGGACTGTGGGCCAGACAATGCTTTTGTCTGGTATTTCGTTGTACTCTCTGCGATTTTTTTACCATCGAGATTGAGTATGCTGGTTAAGGTTATTGGAGCTGGTGGCGGCGGTTGAACAACGATTGGCGCTGATTTTTGCGAGGCATCAGCCACTTTTACCGCAACTGAGCTTGTAGAATTTCCCGCTGGAACTGAATTTTTTGAAGACTGGTCAACAGCTTTTTGAGTGATAGATGGCACATTCCCCAATCGGTAGGCCATAGGTAACCCCGAATTGGCAAGCATCATATTTTCACGCTGCGCCTGCAGAACTGCTAGAGGGCTGTTAGGCTTTTCATTGGCGTTATATGCATCCTGAGCCTCCTTAATTCCAATCCACCCCAAGAATTTTGCGATCATTTTCCCGAGCCAATCACTGAATTTTGTTCCAGCAATAAAGGTCTCGTTCAGCCAAGTACCGAGCTCCCAACCAATGAATGCAGCTTGAGCAACTGATGCAGCCTTTCCCAAAATGCCGAGGGCTTTGCTGGCCATTCCGATAGGCTGCGCGGAACCACCCGCGCTACTTTTCAATACATCCATCGTCATTTGAACGGCCTTTATGCCGTAAATTAAAACTCTAAATGAGCCCAGTCCTACCATTGCAATGGATAAGCGGAGTATTGATCCGGTTATTGCCTCAACCGTTCCTTTGTTTTCATTCGCATATTTTGAGAAATTTTCAATTGATTCCGACAAGCTTTCCACCAAAGGGATAATTGTTGGAAGCGCAGCTATTCCCAGATGCACAAGAGCCGTTTCCCACTTGGCAGATAAATCCTGCATTTTTGCCATAGGGCTTTTGTCATACTCTTTAACTGACCCGGCAAGGCCATTAGAGTCGCTAGCAAAATTGTAATCTTTTAAAATCCTTGGAAGTTGGGTAGCAATCAGGGCGATAGAGTCAGCACCAAGGCGGTTGCTCAATGCCATTGATAGTAATTCGCTTACTTTTGCATTTACTTTTTTCTCGTCGGTAATGCCTTGCTTGTGCACGTAGTCCAGAATTCTCGGAAGGGCCGTTTCCTCAACCCAACCTACAGTATCTTCCCGAGCTCCATCTGAATTCACAAGAGAATTCGCTGTAACGGCGTTTTTATGCTGACCGGCTTTGTCGCCATAAATCTTGCGCAGCATGGCCGCATTGGCCTTTTCATCCACCAACCCAAGCTCATGCAGCCAGAACCCGGCCTTTTCTGTTCCGCGTCCATTCACCAGATTCTGCATGGCAGAATTGAGGGCGGTACCGGCTTTCGACCCACCCTGCTCTTGCATTAAGGCCCACATTTTCATGATGCCCATGTCGCTCATCTGGTTACCCATGGCACCCATGCGCGCTGTGAATGCCAGCAAATCTTTCGGAGTTACAGCCCCAGCGGAGGCGTTCTGAATCTTCATCGCAGTGTCGAGGGCGGATTCCATCGCTTTCGGACTGGCAGTTCCACCTCTGCGTTCGGCAAATTTCGCCAGAGCTTTTACGTCTTCTTCACCGGCAAGAGCAGATTTTCCATATGAGCCCTGGGTAACCCGAGCCATTGCCGCGAATTTCGGCATAAATTCTTTTGCATGCTCCGCACTACCAAAAGCAGCATGCAGGTCCCGGAAAAGGTTGACTGACTCAGTCGCATCAATCCCCTTGTATTTGCCAGATAGTGCTTCGCTCCTGACACTTGCCAGAGTTCCAGAGTCGATACCGCCAATGTTTTTGATCCGCAACATAGCGCGCTCAAATTCTAGTGCGTGCTGAATTGGCGATTTGAACATGCTAACTAACGCAACCCCTGCGCCGATTGCGCCAAGGCCAGTTATTAATCCGAGACGGATACTTTCAATTCTTTTTTCGAATGCAGCTGCGTCTTTACTGGTTTTCGCAAAATCGCTTGCAATAGTTGCAAGCACTGGGCTTACATGATTCGTAAGACTAATTGCTACGCCGATTTTATATGCTTCAAACATGATTGCCTTAGTGGTATATTGAAAACTTACCAAGAGGTGAAAAATGGGAAAACCAAAGGGTTACAGGATTCGGGAATTTTTTGCAGAGCGCACGAAGAGCGTTCAATATCCGCGTGAACGAAACGTGAATTACTCCGGTCCGCAAGATGATCAAAGGCCAATCTCTAGTGAGGGACTATTCCTGATATTTTTTGTCGGCGTGGTTTCAATAGTAATTGGCTTGGCTGGCTTATTTTTCTTAAGCCTATTAATCTTCTAAAATGAAGCTTTCCAACGTAGTCCTTTTTGAAAAAGGACTAATGATGTTTCTTGTTTCGTTAGTAAGCTTGGGTTTTGCCATCTTCGCCGCATTCGCTTTCTGGCTCGTATTCCTCTAATCTCCACCTTCTATTCTCGGAATGTGCGAGAACGGTGTTCCAGCCAACATTGCCACCGCAGTGTAATCAACCAATTTTTTTACAACCTCGTCCTCTTTCCTTAGTAGCGCCGGCCCCAGAACTGCACGTGGTGGCATATTCTTTGTGCCCAGTTCGTGGAACACCATCAGATCGGAATCTGAGCCTATAACGGCTTCTAAAGCACGTGTCTCGTGACTTATTGAATCCCGCAGTCCCCCGCTGCGTAGGAGTGGGTCATCAGGGGTATATCCCTTCCGAGTACGGTCATCTTTAGTTGCTTCTGCAAGTTCCTCCCACTTGGCATAGCCCCCGATAGCGCCCTGGTATTTGCCGAACTCGCTTTTTGCTTCTGTTTCGACAATTTTTGCAGCTGCCTCAAGGCCCTTATGTTCAGCAATAGTGACTGCCACAGCCATGGTTGCAAGCTTCGAAATAAACTGATCAATCGTATAAATACTCATTTCCGTTCCCGCCACGACATGGTCGAATAGTCAAATTCACCGCCATCAAGCTCACCAAAGCAAATTGCATGCGCTGTCCGGACCTCTGGTGCCATACTGTGAGCCACATCAAAAGGAATCCCGTTCTTTATCAGATAGTTGATCTGCCTAAAGTCGGAATTCCTTGCTAGTTTTTTATTGACTCAACCTTACCTGCTGACTGTTTGTCTACTTTCATGACATGCTGCATCACAGCATAAACACCTTCTTCGCCAAGGCGAGAAATCAGCGATTCGAGTTCCAGTTTGCTGCCGATAGGCGGAATATCATCACCATCGACAGAGACCACCCAAAGAATTGGATTGATCATGGCCATGTAGACGTTGTTTTTTGCGGACTCGCCAACCACTTCGACAATTTGAAATTGCCTCAGAACACCAGGCTTTTTCATTCCGATGGATATATCACCAGCTGGAACGAATTCAACTTCGTTTGCTGCCTTGATGATTTCTTCGGAAGGCTTAATTGTGATTTTGGGAGTTTTTGTGTTCGACATGGTTTCTTTGTCCTGTAAATAAAAAACCCGCTTAGGGCGGGTCAGTTCAGTAA